AAGCTGTAGTTGGTAGTAGCCGCGCCATCTTGTCCAAGCTGCCACCAAGAAGTAGTAGTAGTAGTAGCATCCTGAGCGGCAGCATCAGTGAAGAGACCAGAGGAGTTGATGTAAGCATTTCCAGCAGCGTTGACAACGGAGTCGTGGGAACCGAAGGCCATAATGGCGTTGGGCAGAGCATCAACAGCGTCAGTGTAGTTGAAGGGCTGAGCACCAAGGAGGCGGTTAAGAACAGTTCCAGACTCAAGAGAAGAGCAATAGTCGACGTTCTTGTCGGGCTGGACAACCCAGATAAGCTCCTTAACGGGGTGGTTAAAGTTGAGCTTGATCTTGTTGGAAGAGGAACCGACAGACTCATCACCGGTGAACTGAAGCTGCTCGATGAGGTACTCGTGGGGGTTCTGGGCCATACGTCTACGCTCATCAGTGTCCAAGAAGACATAGTCAACGTAGAGGGAAGCGGCGACGAGGGACTGGTTGTAAGCAGAGGTAACCTTGACGGAACCAGTGCTCAAGCTGGACATAGCCCACAAGCACTCCTCAATGGGGCGGATATCAAGGTTGATCTTGACCTCGTGGTACTGAAGAGCAATAAGGGGAAGGGCCAGACCGGGGTTGCGGCAGAACCAGAACTGAAGGGGGACATAGAGGGTGGTCTCAGGGAGAGCATTGCGGGGAGCACAAACCTGGCGAGGAGCGTTAGCATCGCAAGGACCATCGATGTCGTTGAAAGAGGGGTCAGTGATGAAGGTAAGCTGGGTAGTGTTACCGATCATCTTGAAGTAACCGCGCTGCTGCTCGGTAGACATGGTAAGCTGGTTCCAGATGTGCATCCAATCGCCGAACTGGCGGTCGATGCGCTGGCCACCGATCTCAACCTCAACCTGAGAGATGAGCTGCTCACCGGGGAAGTCAAGCCAACGGGCATACACGTTGCCTCCACCAGTGTTCTTCAAAGACTGGCTAATCTCGGGGAGAGTAACCTGAAGGTAAGTGCGGTAAGCCAAATCACCATTACGAGAGATGGTGCAGGTCACGCGGCGACCGAAGTCAGCCTGGCCATTGAAAGTCTGCTCGATAGACTCCATAGCGAAGTTAGTGTGACGCTTGTAGGAAACCTTCCAGAAAGTGATCTGGGGATTACCAGTCAGGTAAACGTCTTGGGCGCCATAGGCGACAAGTTGCATAAGTCCTCCACCCATTGTAAAATGCTTGTTATACTATTGAAAAAGAAAAAAAAATTGCGAAATTGACATATTTTCCGCAAAATAGAATGAAATAAAAGTTAAACAAAAATTGCTAAACCTTCTTATATACGTTTTTTTGTTAAAGTGGCGGCAACAGCGATAGAGTGTATTCTATGTCGCTATTCAAATATAAACCGCCTAAAAAAATTATGCTTGACGAGAGAAGCATTACTACATTAGATAGTAAACATAAAGAATTACAGTCGGATTTTCAATACATACAAGATACAATTATTCCAGAACTTGAAAATGAAAGAAGTATGCTAAAAGAACGATTACAGTTCCTAAAAGAGGGGATTCCACCCCCCAACGGCGAAGCGCGAGGTCCTGTAGTCGCAGATTTGCAAAACAAAGAAACAACGAAGTCAACGAGCAACCTGGAAGAATGCCTGGAAATCAAAGATCGTATAAAAGAAATTACTGCAACAATCAAAAAATACCAACAAGATTACAAGAATTATTATCTAAACAATAGTGAATATATCTTCGAATATTTTGAAACCAAGAAAACAATTACAAGTGGCGGGTCCATGAAAACAAAATCCCTAAATGCATTTTTCAATCTACCAGAAGCTAAAAAAACCGAAGAACTTTTCAAAAATCAACATAACAACGTTGAAAAATACTTGGCGAGTATTGACCAGACATACATGGATGTTTCTAAATATGTCTATCCTACGGACATATGCCAGTTTTGCCATCAAGGAGAAATGATTCCTATTGAAAGCGAGGGTATTATGGTTTGTAATCAGTGTGCGAAGCAGGTGGTATTTTTAATTGACAATGAAAAACCATCCTACAAAGAACCACCGAAGGAGGCATGCTTCTACGCATACAAACGGATTAACCATTTTCGAGAGATTCTCGCGCAGTTTCAGGCAAAAGAGACAACATGTATCCCCGATAACGTGCTTGAAAGCATCAAGCAACAAATTAAAAAGGAACGGATTGAAATCTCTCAATTCACCGATAAGAAAGCAAAAGAAATCATGAAGAAACTCGGGTTTAATAAATACTACGAGCATATACCATTTATTAAAGATAAGTTGGGGATCAAACCACCGGTTATGACACCAGATTTGGAAGACCGGTTATGCAACCTCTTCATGGAAATCCAAGGTCCATATGCGAAGTTCTGCCCGGATGACCGAGTGAACTTCCTCAATTATTATTATACCGTGTACAAGTTGTGCGAACTTCTGGGGCGTCGCGAGTTCTTGCCATTCTTTCCAATGTTGAAAGACCGAGAGAAACGGATTGAACAAGACCAGATATGGAAGAAGATATGTATTGAACTGGATTGGGAGTTTATACCTACGCCGTGAGTATTGGGCTGTTCCCAGATTTACGTCTTCCTTGCTTTCCGACGATGATTACGTACACCACCTATACCACCACTCGCGAGACTATGTGATTTATAATAAACTTGTGCGTTATTCGTAAACAATCCAAACAAAGAATAAGGTATATACGGTGTAACTGTAAGCGTATATGTTGTAATATGATAACTACCGTTGTTTCGAACAGTTATTGTATACTCACCGGGTATTGTGTTCTTAGTCGTACTAATACTACCAGTTGTTGCATTCATTGTAATTGTACCGTATGCATCATAAGTTCCTCCAGTAATTCGTAAAATAGAATACGACCGTCCGCTAATAATAGCAGGATCACTCGATTTTCCGGCAACAACCGAAGAATCAAATGAACGAATCATTGCAGGAGGTGAACCAGTAACAACGATGCGTGCATATGGTGTAAATCCCATCGCAAGAATCTCATATGGAGTATTGGTACCAGTATACACCCATTTCACTCCGATTGGTGAACTTGCCGACGCAGGAACGCCTTGAAGAACATTATTGGCGCGACTAGTTGTCCATCCTGAATTCGAAACAGAAACTTCTGCAAAATTAGTTATTAAAGTAATAACACCAGTTACCACCGTCACATTCCCTGTTAGGTTAGTATACCCCGGCATAACATATCCACCAGATGCATCCATTGCCCCTGCAACATAACAATTTGATACAGTTTTATTTGTACTGTTTCCGGCCAAGTTACCAAGAATACCACTTGCTCCACTGTTAATATAACCCAGTGAATAACAATTTGATACAATGAGAACACCAGAACTCCTTCCAATTATACCACCACCGCCATCACCAATCACCCCGATACTATAGCATTCAGAGACGGAAAGCATATTTGTTCCATTATTACCGCCAGAAGACGAACCACAAATGCCTCCGCCATGGTTGCCAATAATTCCAGTTGAATAACAATTGACAACTGTCGCAATGGCAGTAGACATTCCGGTTATCCCACCGCCATACTCTCCGATGTTTCCAGAAGACCAGCAAGACTCGCAAGTAAGAACACCTGATGAAGGTGAATGTGTTCCGACAATACCACCGCCGTAGAGACCAATTGTTCCCGACGACGAGCAATGACTTAATTTCAAAGGACCAGCATAGCGTCCAACAATTCCACCACAGTAATCCGTCGTATCTCCGGTGGAATGGCAATTCAATATGATATTGCTACTGGTCGTGGTTCCTTTTCCGAAATAGTATTGACCAAACCACCCGGCTTCATTTGCGAGTGTACTTCCACCCGAAGTGCGTATTTCTAGGTTCATTATATGGACATTATTGTATGCATTTGAACTACTATTACCGTTTTCAATGAGACCAAGATAATTCATAACTCCATCGAACGTGATGATTGGACGAATACCATTCGGCATCAATGCGCGAGAACCAAACTGAATACTTTCTGACTGACAAATAAAATACCCATAGATATCACCAATTTCTGTATCAAGTGTTATATTTGACATGAAAACAACATTCAGCATACCTAACTCAGTATCACTATTGCTAACATAACATGGCCAAGGAACTTCGCTCCATGTAGAGATGTCACTATTTAAGTCAGTGCTAAATAAAACTTCTTGCCCAACTGCAGTCTGGCGTAAATACACAGTTGTTCCACCTGGATATGAAATACCAGACCACCCTACCGCAAACCCGCTCTCACTCATCGGACCTAACAAAAGACGCGGTTCGGCGTCGTCATCAGTAGTTCCAACTGTTTCATGTGTAAGTCCCTCTGAGAATCGGTAACCGTATCCTCGAGAGATTGGATACGTCACGCCATCAATCAATAGACTACCATTACTATTTGTCAAATAGACTAAATATGTATGCGTAAACGTAGAAATGCCGTTGTCATGATGTGCTGGAGTATCTCCTTTTATCCAACGCATGGGAATCGCAGTAATATTTGATAATTGAAGCCCCATATGGTTAAATAATTCAGATC